ATTAGTAGGATGGGTTGCTCGGTTATTTTGGGGCACTCCTCTGGCTAAAGGAACAACCAATACGTCTAAATTGCATGTACCCCTCGCTGAGGAGATAGCCGCCGAGGGAGCCAAACAATTATTTAAGAACCCACCAGCTATTACCGCGCCACAAAGTACGGTTCATCAGGACGCTATTAATGCGTTTATTGAAAATGGACTGTTTACGACAATGTTGGAAGCTGGAGAATTAGGTAGTGCGCTAGGTGATGTATATATCCGAGTAGGATATGATTTAGAATTGTCAGATCAGCCTTTATTAACAGTCCATCCCTCTGACTTAGTTATTCCTTCGTTTTATTACAACCGTTTGCAGAGTGCTACTATTTGGCGTGAATTAAAAAATGATGCTGGACGTGTATTCAGACATATAGAAGTGCACGAACCACAATGGATTTATCATAGATTGTTTGAAGGCACGCACACTGATTTAGGAAAAAATATACCATTATCGACGCTTCCTGAAACTGCTGTACTTAAGGAAAGTGAACCAACTGGTATTAATGAATTAGATATTATTCACTTTCCTAATTTACGTACTCGATTGTGGAGAAAACTGGGACAGGCTAGTAATCTAGGCCGTTCTGATTTTGGTTCACCTGGTATTACAACATTAATGGATGCACTTGACGAAACTTATACGTCGCTTATGCGTGATATTCGTTTAGGCAAATATCGATTGCTCACCTCACAACAGTATTTACATAGTGACGGGAGAGGACAGGGCGCATCTTTTGACATTGATCAAGAGGTATTTGTCGGACTTAATGTAATGGCTGATAAAGGCAGTCTACAAATCGTACCAGCGCAGGGTGATATTAGGGTTGAAAAATTAGTAGCGGCTGGTTTAGCGTTAACGGAAAAGATTATTTCCGGCTGCGGTTACAGTGCTCAAACTTTTGGTTTAACCGGCGATGTGGCGATGACTGCTACAGAATCAAATGCCCGTGAGCGTATGACTTTCGATACTCGTGATATTAAGATTGGTACGTATAAACCTCGTTTAGGTGACTTAATTCGAGTGATGCTTAAAACAATGGTAGTAATGGGTAAAGGAGATATACCGCCAGATGATATTAGCGTTGACTTCCCTCTACCTGTAGAGGAAGACGAAAAGCAAGTAGCAGAAACAATTAAGCTATTACACGACGCTAATGCTATTTCATTGTATGAAATGATTAAAATGCGTAAACCTGATTGGGATGACCAGCGTATTGACCAGGAAATTAAGCGTATCGGCGAATCTGTGGTACGGTCTCTTGACACACCGTGATACCCTCACGCTCAGACAGTAAGGAGTAAGGCCAAATGACTAACCCGGTACCGCCCGTAGATCCACCGCAGCCTACTATTGATCCTGCTTTGACTAAACAATTAGCAGATTTAACGGCTGCGAACGAAGCACAGAAACAGGAAATTGCACAGTTGGTTGCGGATAGAGATAAGAATAAAACTACTGCGGATTCTACTCAGCAATTATTAGATCAATTGGCTAAGATTCTTGATCCGGAAAAGGGTAAATTAGATCCTGATAAACTAAAGAGTGATTTAACCGAAAGAGATAGGGCATTAGCTGATAAGGATAAAGAACTAGCGGACTTGCGGCTAGTTAGTAAAGTACGTGATTTAGCTGGTGATGGTGCTAACGCATTGCTTGATTCTATTTCTTTCATGACCGGTGCTAGAGAATTAGATCCTACTAGTAAGGATTACGCTAAGGATCTTAAAACTCTGGTAGAGAAATTTAAGCCAAAAGCGCCAAATAAGAGTGGTGGCGCAGATCATTCAGGCGGTTCCAACGGCAACGGTGACGGCCAATTAACTAGAGAGGATTTAAAGAAAATGACCCCCGGAGAAATTAATAAGGCCCGTGTTGAGGGTCGTTTAAATGCTTTGATGGGAGTGAATACATAATATGTCTGTTGATACGTTTATACCTGAGATTTGGCACGCGCAATTAATGGAGCCCTTGCAGCGGAAACACATTTATGCTGATGTAACCAACCGTGATTATGAAGGAAATATTAGCAATGTAGGCGACACTGTTCGTATTAATACCGTCGGTGATGTAACGGTATCTGATTATGTCCCTAATAGTACTGTTATTACGCCGGAACGTTTGAATACAGCAGACCTCGAACTAGTTATTGACACCTGCAAGTATTTTGCTTTCGAGATTGATGACGTTGACAAACGGCAGGCATTAGGCGGTTTAATGCCCGCAGGAATGCGCCGTGCAGGCGACAAGATGCGTAATCTTGTAGATCTGTATATCGCTGCGTTTTATACCGGAGCATTAGCCGCTAATACTATTGGTACAACTGCCATTACTACACCTACATTAGCTCTCGATGGTTTAACTAATCTTATGGTTAAACTTGATGAAGCTGACGTACCGGAAGAAGGCCGTTGGGCCATTGTTACCCCGTGGTATAAGGCGTTGTTAGCTCGTTCACAAGAGTTTATTGCTGTTACCCCGCAGGAAGCATTACTTAATGGCCGGGTCGGGCAGTGTATGGGTTTTGACATTCGTATGTCTAACAATGCGCCTAATCCTACGGGTGATGATTTTGTGGTAATGGCTGGAACTGATCAGGCTATTTCGTACGCTGAACAAATCCCTATCGGTTCTATTGAGGCGTACCGTAGTCAGGCATCGTTTGCTGATGTTGTTCGTGGTATGCATTTATATGGCGCTAAGCTACTCCGTCCTGAGTTCCTTGCAATTCTGACCGCATCTAAGACATAAGGAGAATCATGTCATTCGCTGAGGAAAATCCGAACCTTGACAAGTTGCTTACCGAATTTGCTGAAGGAGCAGCAGGCGCAAAGCGCGCAATGCTTGACGGCGATTTTAGTGCTTCTGATGTGCGCGAGGTTCTTAATAGTCTTGATCCCGCATTAGGTCAGTATGTAGGTGATATGCTCGGTGCACTGAAAGGTGTTTATCCGGAGATTGCAACTTTACTAAAGAGTAATCCCTTCACCCTTATGATGACAGTCGTCCCTTATCTTGCTAATAAGTTAATGGCAATCTTTAAGTAAGGAGAAATTAAATGGCAAGGACCGCTATTCCAATCACCCGATTGGTACATAATGATTCTATTAGTAATCCCGCTGGAACTACTATCGATAGCACATTAGTGACGGCTGGAGCAGTTATCGTATCACCGCCTTTTAGTAGTATTATGGTCCGTGTGAATAATACGTCTGGCGCTGATCGTGATGTTATTGTGCGTGCAGGTATTCGGCCAATTGCGTCAATGGGTGGCTACGGCGATTTGACAGAGGAAGTACCTGCTACATCAGGGTCAGAATTATTTTATTTAAACTCTTCTCGATACGCGCAAACTAACGGCGATCTGTATATTGATTTTGAATCGGGTTTTACTGGCACGATTGCTGTCATTGCTCCCCCTAAGAACGGATTGAGGGACTAAAATGGGCATGATAGCAAAAGGGTTAGGGGGTGTCGAATGGTCATTTGACTATCCTCTATCTCCTGATATTGAGAGACAAATAAAAAATAATATCCTTAAAGTAGTTAGAATGACCGGGGAGGATGCCCCGCCCGATTCGACAGCGAGCCGAGAAGAGTGGGTTAGCTATCTAGATAGAATTCATGATATTGACCCTGACTCCTTAAAGGGTGAATCAAAACAGGCATTAATTAAGTACGCTACTGAATTAGATAAAGAAGCGGGGAGAACGGGATGACGCATATCCTTTATCGTAAGAAAGGAAAAAATGAGACAGAACGGCGTTATGTAATTAAAGGTGGTGTGGAGGATTTATTTCTTGCCGATAATCCTAATTGGGAACTGGTAAACGAAGAGGAAAATCCTGATGTCCCCCCCGATATACGCGACACTCCAACAACTAGCAAATAAACTAGGTATTGATGATGTGGCTGACTTACCGGCCGATTCACAAGAAAAATTACGGATGGCTAGTCGTGACGTGGATGACGTGTTAATCGGTGCTGTTTATGCTACGGATATTAATGAGATTCCAATTGATATTAACATTATGGAGGCAATGAAGAATGCTACACTAGCTCAGGTTAGCTATTGGCTTGATGGATATGGGACAGAGCACGGTCCCACTGCTTATAGCAATGTGTCAATTGGCTCAGTTACTTTAGGTGCACGTGCTACTGGTCAGGATGGCGATATACCAAACCTCGCACCACAAGCATTGAAGGAACTACGACAAGTTGGCCTATTACCGGTCTATGCAAAGGTGCGTGGATAATGCAAATTCCGCGTTATCTTATGCAGCATACATTAGTAGTAGAACCTGCTATTGGTAATAGTTCACATGGGCCTGAATTTGGGCCACCTGTTGCCTATCAAGCTTTTATAGATGATGCTACACAATTAGTGCGGGATCAAAACGGTATTGAGGTAGTATCCTCTTCCCGTGCTCTTGTGGATTTAACGGCAGTTATCCCCATTGAATCGCGCGTATCAACTGTTTTTATGCCTAGACTTATTTTTATGTCACTTGATGCAGAAGGGCAAACTAGAGCAAAAACACGGGAATCTCTTGTTCTTAATGTGTTACGTCGAGATGGCGGGAATTTACCCGTACCTAGTCATTTTGAGGTGATTCTTAAATGAGCAAAGTTACCTTTAAATGGTATGGTGAAAGAGTAAGAGCTGTACTAGAACACGGTAGCTCTGTCGGTAGTAAAAAAGCAGCGGAACATTTATTAGATGTTTCACAAACATTAGTTCCCCGAGAATTCGGCGAGTTAGAAAGATCGGGGGAAGTAGTTAAGGTCCCGGGCGGTCATTCCGTGCAATATGGCGGGAACCCATCAGAACCAATTATCGCAATTGTGCAACATGAGGATTTAACTCTACAGCACCCAAATGGAAGGCAGGCAAAATACCTAGAAAGCCCTATGCTCACAGAAATAGGTACAATCTTCTTTATCATGGGTTCACAATTACGCGATTCTTTGAGTAAGGAATAACATTATGTCGTTGCTTACAGCTTTAGCTGTGGACCTTGATAATAGAGGGCACGGCATATATAAACCTGATGCTAGTTTTGATAATGAAGAATGGGGTATTTCTGTTGAAGCCTTACTCATTCATCCTAGTCAGTTAATTGTTATTACAGGATACGGCGGCGCTGAATCCTCTTCTGGTATGAATTATGACATGCCACGAATACAGGTTAGGGTTCGAGGGGGTTTAGACACCACCGTATCTCGTTCTAAATGCCAGTCTATTTATAATGAATGGCATGGTTTAAGCCATTTAACCGTAGACGGTGAAGATATACAGCTAATAATTGGTTTAAATTCTGGTCCTGTTTATTTTGGCCCGGATGGTAACGGCCGCCATCAACATGTAACCAATTTTGAGGTAACAGTTAAGAATCCGAATAGAGTGGGGAGGTCATCATAATGTCAACTGACCTAATGAGCGCCCGAGATTGGGTATTCGAGGTCGAATCGGTAACGCCGGATACGTGGGTAGAAATTGATGGTATTGACAGTTTTGAATTAAATCCTGGTGAGAATGAGGAAGTCGCAGATACTTCACTCTTTCGTTCACAAGGACAGTATGAGGAACAGAAAATGCAGCGCGGAGCGACTTTAGGTTTAAAGGGGAAGAAGATAACAGCAGTAACTACACCCGATGCCGGACAATTGCGCGTTGAGACTCTTGCTGGTTTAGTCTCAGACGCTTCTATTGGCTCGTTACGCTTTAGGCATTCCGTACAAACTACGTGGGTAGTATGGGAAGCGACAGTATCTCTCGGTACTGTTGGTGGCGGAAAGAATGACAAAGCATCATGGGAAGCTACTTTTACTCGTTGCGGCGCCGCCGCATCAGCCGCAGTTAGCTAAGGAGTCTTTAAATGGATGAAGAAAATGTAATTGATTATGACGCTTTTTGGGAACAGTATTCTGCTAAATCTCCAAGGAAAAAGGTTAGAGTTTTAGGTCAACTTATCTCGTTACCTTTTGATATTCCTTTAAGTTTAGAACGTCGTATGTCTGTTACTAACATGGCAGATAAAGAAGCATTAGGTCAATTGTTGGCAGAGATTTACGGAGAAGATGTATTAGACGCTTGGGTTGATAATGGCATGGGTACTAAACAAATGGCGCTACTAGTTTCGTGGACCTTATTGCGTGTGCAGGGGTCGGATATTACATTGCAGGATGCAGCTAAAGCAATGGAAACGGTGAGCGCATCGGGAAAACTCCAAACCTTATTAGACGATATTGGGGGGCAATCCAAGCGGACTACAGACGATTCTACCACATTAGCGGAGAACAACTCGCGCAATTAGGTGTAAGAGAATTCTATGTTTTACTACGTGGGTTACCCCCCGAATCTTTATTTATGTATAAGTATCAAAATACACCAAGGATTGTTACCAGTAAAGAAGAAATTGATGCGATTACAGCGAAGGCCATGAGGTAATATGAATATCGGCGAATTAACAGCGCATATAGATATAGAGAATAATAAAGCGCTCCGTAAATTAGCCGACACTTCACAAGCTTTCACCTTACTAGATAAATCTCTTACCAGCGCATTAAACCCTATCCAAGGGTTACTATCTATTTCTAATATTCCCCTATTGACTAGCGGTGTTGACGCTATCTGGTCAATGACGGGAGCAATAGGTACCGTTCCTGCTGTTGCAGGTGCTGCCGGATTAGCTATTGGAACTATGAAAGTAGCAACGGCCGGACTCGGCGATGCTATGAAAGTGATTGGTGACGATAAAAAGTTTTCCGAACAACTTAGATTTATGGCACCTGCAATGCAAGATGCTTTACGCTCTGTGCAAAAATTAGTACCAGGATGGGATACTCTTAAAAAGAGAGTGCAAGATGCGGCATGGTCAAATTTTAATACACATATAGATCTATTAGGGAAGAAATATTTACCGGTCCTTAATACCGGAATGTTCAAAACAGCAATGGGGCTCAATCGAGGCGCCACTGGAGTAGCACAATTCTTAGAAGAATCTTCCTCTGTTGATGATGTGTCTCACTCGTTTGATGGTATGAGTGGTTTTGTTGAAAAAGTAGCTAGCGCTTTTCCTAACTTAATAAAAATGATTTTAGATTTTGTTACGGTTGGTTCTGATTTTCTCCCTAGAATGGGAGACGGATTTGTTTCACTCATTCAACGAATGACGGATTTTATTGATAAAGCCCGTGAGACTGGACAATTACATGATTGGATTCAACGGGGTATTGACTCTGTTAAACAATTTGGTCAAATTCTCTTTAATGTAGGTGCAATTCTAGTCAATGTATTTAAAGCGTCGGGGCAAGAGGGAAGCGGGTTATTAGGCACCCTCCTCCGGTTAACGGAACAAATGTTGGCCTGGACAAAATCAGCCGAGGGGCAAGAACAAATAGGTGCAGTTTTTCAGGCATTAAGTCAAGTCGCATTACCGCTAACTACAATAATTCCCATGATTGTGCAAGCTGTAATTATGGCCGCTCAGGCATTTAATGCTCTACCTGGCCCTGTTCAATCAGTTATTGGTAGTTTCTTAGGTTGGGCCGGTATTATTGGGTTTGTTATCAGTAGAATCGGTCCACTTCTTGCTCTACTTAATGTTTTTAAATTTAAAGCAGTTGCAACCGCTGCTACATGGATAGCTAGTCAAATGGGGATTGTGGCAGCTACCGGTGCGAGTACAGCTAGCATTATAGGAATGATTATAAAAACGGCAGCCGTTTGGGTGGCACAATGGATTAAAATGGCGGCACAATCAATAGCTAGCGTCGCTGTTATGGTTGCTCAAATGGCTATGTGGGTTGCACGAACAGTGGCGGGTACAGCAATAGCTATTGCAGCTCTTGTAGCTGGTGCTGTGGCGTATGTAGCGCAATGGGCCATTATGGCGG